CACTGAGCCAGCGATCCTCAAAAGCTATAATGTCGCGCTCTATCGCATTGAAGAAATCCATGTTCCGGCTTGGCAGCGACGTGTTGTGATCCACATAGTGCCCGTGTTCATGATACCATGTAGAACCTGCTTCTTTGTCGGTACCGTAGGAGTCCTTACGGAAGCTCATCTCGACGTCATTGTAGAATGGCCTGTAGTGAGCTGTATCTTCCAGGTTTCCGTCCGATACCGCGCCGCCTCTGGGGACGACTGCATCATAAACACGTTTGGCGGCGTCGATACCTGACTGGAACTTCTTTTCAAGCTGCCGACGATACAAGGCGGGAAGCGGACCCTCCGTCCGCTCAAACCTGCCTTGCACGGGAGGCGGAGCGCCGCCGCTGCCAGGGAGGCCCTGTCCGGGGCCCACGTTGCCCCCAGCGCCGCCGACGCCTCCGCCTCCTCCGGGAACCCGACCGCGGCCACCGACGCCTCCTCCTCCGCCACCACCGCCCCCTCCGGTGCCACCACCGCCGCCGGGCTTAAGACCTTTTCCTCCGCGTCCGCCCATCAGGTCACCCCCATATCTATCTTCCGAAGGCGCTCCTGATAGGCTGGAACAGGGACAATAATCGGGCTATTTTCGCCGTTTGTACCACCCTTATTCACGGTGATTTCAGCTGGTATTCGGCCATGAAACAGCACCATTTTGGGCTGTAGTCTGCTCATCATCTGCTGATATCCAAGCAAAAAGAGCTTTTTCGAGCGCTCATTGAGTTGTGTTCCCACAGAGGAGATCGCAACAGTGCTTTTTTCCGGCTCACCGTCAAAGCACCACTCAAAGCTGCGCTCATCTGACCAGCAGATCGTCGGAATGACGGTGATGCCCTTGCTCTGCCAGTAAGCGCCGAGCCAATGTTTCCGATAGTGGCTGTTGATTTGCAACGCCAAGGGGAAGTCGGTGTACATGGAGAAGTCCGGGGTGCATACAAAGCGGAACTTTTTGAGCATCCCCGTGTACATGTCCGGAGATGTCCAAAGCCTGGAGAACTGATAGTCTTTCAGGAAGAAATGAATACCAACGCGCTCCGGATGCTTGTACTTCGCGGCAAAGTTAAAGCCGATCATTTCGACCGGCTGTTCCACCTCCATGGGGAGGATGCGGGGTATGCCATACTTTCCAACACCCGGGAAGACAGCTTTGTCCAGGTTTTCACTCTGGCGTATCGACCATAGCATCATACCTATGCATCACCCCTGTCAGCCCAATACAAGAAGCCCGCGGGTGTCATAGACAGAGCCCCCATTCTGGTTTTTCATGGCGCGATCCAACGCCATCACCATGGCAACGGCTCCGTCCACCTTCTCCGTGGACTTCTCCTTGTCGATCTTGATGTTGCCCGCCGGGTCCGTCCGGACGAAGGCGTTGTCCATATTCCACCGCAACACCGGGTGTCCACCGTGATTGATGCGGTGTTCCAGCACCAAGCGCATCAACTCTTTGGTCGGCGCTGACATATCTCGGAAGCCCTGACCGAACGGGACCATGGTGAAACCGTCCTCCTCCAGCGCCTGGACCATCATGCTGGCGTTCCATCGGTCATAGCCGATCTCCCGGATGTTGAAGCGTTCGCCCAGCTCGACGATGAACTTCTCGATAAACCCGTAGTGGACAACATTGCCTTCCGTAGTTTTGAGGAAGCCCTGCTTTTCCCAAACGTCATACATGACGTGATCGCGCCGAACGCGCAGGGAGAGCGTTTCATCCGGTAGCCAGAAAAACGGCAGTATGATATACGGTTCAGATTCATCCAGCGGCGGGAAGACCAGCACCAGCGTCGTGAGGTCCGACGTACTGGAAAGGTCCAGGCCGCCATAGCAGGCCCGGCCCTCCAGCTCATACTCACTCACGTTGCCACCGCACTCATCCCATTTATCCATGGGCATCCAACGCACCGACTGTGCCGTCCACTGGTTGAGACGCAGCTGTCGGAACATATTCTCATCAGCGGGAGTCTCAAGCGCCTTGTGGAAAGCGTCACGCACCTTGTCGATGGTGATCGTGTATCCGAGGCTGGGATTTGCTTTGTACCAGTTCTCTTCCTTGTGCCAGTCCTCCGACTCGGCCAGACCATAGATCACAGGGTAGAAGCGTTCGTCCTTCTTCCGGCCCTCCAGGATGTCCAGCGCCTTCTGATGAACCTCCCAGCAGATCGACGTCCTGTCCGTCCCCGCCGTGGTCAGGAAAAACCACAACGGTTGACGGCGGGCATCACCGGAACCCTGGGTCATGACGTCATAGAGGGCACGAGTTGGCTGGGTATGCAACTCGTCGAAGATACACGCCGAAACATTCAGGCCGTGTTTGGTCGCCACCTCACTGGAAAGCACCTGGTAAATGCTGCCTGTAGGCATATACACCATGCGCTTGGTCGAGGGCACGATCTTGATGCGTTTGGACAGCGCCGGGCTCTGCCTCACCATGTCGCAGGCTACATCAAAGACAATTGCGGCCTGCTGGCGATCCGATGCGCAGCTGTAAACCTCTGCTTTCCACTCATCGTCGTTGACCAGCATGTTCAACGCAATGGCCGCGCCTAGTTCAGACTTACCTTGCTTTTTTGGTATCTCGATGTATGCCGTGGTATACTGACGCATGGTGGAATCATCGTCCCTGACAGTCCCGAACACGTCAGAGATGATCTTGTCCTGCCAGGGAAGGAGCTTGAAGGGCTTGCCGTGAAACTCACCCTTTGTGTGCTTCAGGCATTCGATGAACCGTCTCACTCGATTGGCCTTTTTCTCGTCAAATGCCATTTACTCACCTTCTTTCCACTGGCCGTTCAGCAGCTGCTCCATGGGATCGTCGGAGGTCTTATCACTCATGCCACCCGCCGCGATGATGCGGGATCGGGTGGCGGGGGAAAGGCCGAACTCTCCGGCCAGCGACTGCATGATCTTCAGGTTCTGTTGAGCGATGGACACCTGCGGAACCTGCTGTACATATCCGCTGGGCGTCTTGAAGATCGAGCCGTGCTGGGTGATGAATTCCTCAGCCTCTCGCCACCGGGCATATGCCTGGCAATAGGCAGAGAAGCTGTCGATGTCCCAGATCGTCAAGAGTCCCATGGCCTCCAGGGAGGGTGCCAGCCGCTTCCATTCCTTCTTTGCCTCCGGCACCAGCCAGGAGGGACACTTGATCACACCCTTCGGGGGCTTGGGCTCGTTCTCATTGAGAGGACGCCGTCCCTTGCCACGGTCGCCTTCGAGAACCTTAAGCGCCGTCGGCAAAGGTTTTCTTCCGCGAGTCGCCATCGGGCATCCCTCCTTCCATCAAATTGCCTTATCGGTATCATTCAGCAGGCTTACTCCCTGCTATAGCTTCTTCATAGGTCAGCACTGCGCCGTCGCGCAGCACCTTCACATTCTGCGTCGCGCCTTCGTGAAACTGGATGAACCTGTCCACGATGACGGAGGCATAACGCTCGTCCAGTTCCATCGTTTTGCAGATGCGGTCTGTCTGGTCACAGGCCATAAGCGTGCTGCCGGAGCCACCGAACAGGTCCATGACCACGCCGTTCGGCGCGGAACTGTTCTTGATGGGATAGGCCACCAGCGGAATCGGCTTCATGGTCGGGTGCTCCGCGTTCTTCTTGGGCTTATCGTAGTTCCAGATGGTGGTCTGCTTGCGGTCCGCATACCACTTGTGCTTCCCGTTGGGCAGCCAGCCGAACAGCACCGGTTCATGCTGCCACTGATAGGGCGAGCGGCCAATGGTCAGGCTGTTCTTTACCCAGATACACACGCCGCTGATGTGGAAACCGGCCTCCTTGAAGGCCCTCCTGAAGTTGATGCCCTCCATGTCCGCATGGAAGATGTAGGCACTGCCTCCCTCCGCCATGAACGCTGCCATGTTTTTGAAGGCTGTCAGCAGGAAATTGAAGAACTGCTCGTCGCCCATGCTATCGTTCTGGATGGTCTTGCCGTCGGCGGATTCGTAGGACACATTGTAGGGCGGGTCGGTGACCACGAGGTTGGCGCGAACACCGCCCATGAGCCGGGCTACGTCCTCCTCTCTGGTGCTGTCTCCGCACATCATCGTGTGTTTGCCCAGGGTCCAGATGTCCCCACGCTTCACGAAGGGCGTAATGGTTTCTGGATCTGACTCGCAGTCATCATCCTTGACTTCCTGGTCATGCACCTTGGAAAACAGGTCGTCCACCTCGGCCACGTCGAAGCCGGTGGCTGTCACGTCATAGCCGGAGAGCTGCAGATCCTGCAGCAGGTCGGCCAGGGCCGTGGGCTCCCAGTCGCCGGTCGCCTTATTCAGCGCGATGTTCAAAGCTTTCTCGTCCTGCTGGT